GCTGGAACGATAGAGGTAAAGTCTTTTTCTACGACTGCAACGCCAGGACTTAGTTGAAAAGGCATTGTAATTCTCCTTATTACATTAACATGTTATTTGTTTTGACAAGCATGGGCATGGTCATCACTAATTTATTTATGAAATCCCACATTTCTAATTTAAAAATTTAGGGGTGCTTTCTCTTCATTATTCCCATCGTCATAAACCCCAAATGGCGTTAGTTCATCTTCGATCGCTTGCATCTGTTTCTTATACATTATTTCTCTCAGATTAATATTATTTAGGTCTTTAAAATAAGGGTTGGTAGTGAGCCAACTAAACAGAACCAAACTCATCACTAAATCATCATGATAACCATCATCCGCCTGATAAGTTCCCTTAGTTTCGATGAAGGTTGATATTTCCGAAATTGTATCTGCGTCTTCAATAATCAATTTATTTTCTTCTACTAGGGACTTAAAGTTATGACAGCCGATGCGTTTTACCTTCTTATCAGTATTAACACCTAACTGAGTTTTACCTCCGCCAAACCCCCCAGATACTACTTGAGATCCCGTAGTTCTATTTACGAAAAGTATGTTTTCATATTCCAACTCTTGGTAAAGAATATGAGGAACCTGTTCGCTAGAATTGATCTCAACTAAAACGTATGCTTCATTATATCTTTTGCCTGTCTCAAAAATCACGTTAGGATAAAGGAGTGGGCTAATTGTATTGTTTCTATATTTACCGATTAATTTATATGGTACTTCAGTTATATCTATAATTGTAAAGGCAGAGTAGTCTCCTCCAACTCCCTTTGCCGTATCTGCCACGATAACATACGTATGACCTCTTTGTGGCTTTTCGTATACATCTAATCCATCTTTGCTATAAACTGTCTGAGCCAAAGACATTCTAGCAATAGTATCAGCGTTAATAAGTGTAAGACTAGAACCTAAGAACTTACACAATACCTCTTGGTTATATTTCAGCTCACCAAGTTGACGCTTCTGGGTTTCAGCCCATGCTGCATCACGTCCAGGAATTCTCCAATAAGGAATAAACAACGGAACGAAATCGTTTCTTTTATTTTCAGCATCATTCCAGAATTTCCAGAAGTGATTGTAACCCAATGGTGTTGAAGATAAAAGAATCTTTGTAGTTTCACCAGCAGAAATAGTTGGGTAAACTGACGTAAAGAAATCTTCTGCAACAGTGTTTGGAATAATGGCAGTCTCATCAACGTAAAGCATATTAACAGACTTACCACGAATACCAGAAGCAGTTGTTGCTGCCGTAAATACCAGTGACTTGTTTTCTAATTCAATGTCACCTTTGTTCCAAGTAATAACTCCCTGCTGTAACCAGTGAGGTAAATTCTCATACATTAATTGATAACGATGAAGAACCTCTCGTGCAGCAGTTGCTTTGTTTGCAAGGATAGCCACTGTTTTAGATTCTTGGAAAATGGTATACCAAAGAATATAAGCAGCTGACGTAGTCGTCTTGCCCTGCTGACGACCTTCCATGAGAATAACTTTTCTATTCTCATGAATAATTTTAACCTTCTCTACCTGACACTCATAAAGTTTGAAGGGAATCAAACCATGATCAAGTGACACGATCATACAATATGATTCAATAAAATAAATTGGATCTGCGGCACACTTCAACCACTCTTGAACCTGTTCTGGAGTAAATTGAACCTTTACCCCAGCTGCTTTCAAGTTCACATTAGCATTATATATTTGTGCCATATTTTATAATCCGTCAATCCAACTTTCGTTGACTACTGCACCAGTAGTAACATTACCATTTACATCATAAATTCTAGTTGGAACGTCAATATCATTAATACCAATATTAGTATTAACTTCTTGAATAATACCTTGACCCTGAACAGAACCATAAAGGTTAGTCTTCAACGTAAAGGTAAGCGTATGTGTCACAAATCTACGAGTTTGAAAATCACCATCGTAATCATCTTGAACCGCAATACTATTTAGGATTACGGGAACATCTTGTCTTACGTTCATATCTGGTACTGCGTTGATTGATAACGTGTATTCTGGTGTAAACGTAGGAAGAATTTGTTCAATAATTTGCATTGCATCTTCTTGAGTCTTTGTAAGAATATAAAGAGAGATGTCAATATTATATGGCACTGGAGCATACATGTAAGTTAATGCATTTGTTCCATCACCACAAGTAATCTTTTGCATACGATTTGTTTTTCTAACAGCATCATACGTGTAACCAGTAATCTCAAAGGACATACGTGGTAAAGTTACATAGGTGTGGTTTTCTAAATTTGGATCTTGATCTAAACGAACAATCCATTTTTCTTTTGGTGCATATGCAAGGGGAATCTGCAGTCGTTGTATAGTTGTTCCTGTCACAGAATCGCCCTGTTTGCGATCAATGTAAATATCGCTGAAGAGTGTTCCGAAACCAACGATACACTTTCTGATAAGACCATGATAGAAAACCTGATTGTTTAACATTATGGATTATTCTCTTTATCTACTTCACCGAATGGGTTTGTTACGCTAAACAATACATCCTGTGCTTCTGTTTTAAATTTGTTGTTATCACCGAATGATTCTGGTTTATCTATGTTGGCTTCAATTGATGAAGTTGCTATTGCAGTAGAGCTAAATCCCCCACCAGTAAATACAACAGTTGGTGCAGTTTTATATCCAACTCCTGGATCTGTGATATCAACACGAATAATTTTACCTATATTGGCTCCAGTTCCACGCACAGCAGTTGCAGCTGCACCAGCACCACTACCACCAGTAAATGATACTGTTGGAACAGAAGTATATCCCGCACCTTGATTAGTCACTGTTATACTCTTAACTTCGCCATAAGGTGTTCTTGTTGTATTAGTGTTGAAAGTTTTAAGAGTTTCAAATGCATCAACAGAAGGAACACCAGTATCAATTTGTTCGGAAGAGTATTGGAAGAGTTCAACTTGTAATTTGTAAACATAAAGTTTACCAAGCTGATAAAATGGATCTTGGTGTTGTACGAATTTGATTTCAAACAAACCTTTAGTCAAGGGGAAATAAAGTAGATCACCTTCATTCGGACGAGTAGGAATTTGAGTAACTCCATAACGACCAACTAATTGTTCCCAGCGTCTACGAGCAACTACCAACGTGGCAGACTGCTCCATCATTAAACCAAACTTCTGAATAAACGCACCCTGACCAGCAAAGGAATCCACGTTTTCAAAATACATTTCAATTGGGAATGATGAAGTAAATTTTGATAGACGATCTTCACCAAGAATTTCATCTTTTGAAACCAATGTTCTTGGAATATACATCATCTCCTGACCATAAATCTTTAACGATTCAATGATCAGGTCTTCAACTAGGAACTGTTCGTTCTTAGTTCCCTGAGTAAAATAAACATTGGTTGGCATTAATTATCCAAGAAAGAATTCAAGAGGTGCTGATTTATTTTGTAGTTCGTCTTCTAGATCTTTAATTTCTGATGTTGCTTCATCGTATAGTTTATCACCATCTAATGTTACACCACCAGGAAGTTGAATGCCAGAGAATTTCTTTAAGTTAGTTGCCCACTGCTTTTTAAATAAAGCAGTTACATAGTGTTTCAACCATGATTCATTCCAAACTTTAGCAAAGTCTGCGGGATTCAATGCACGATATGCCTCAACTACGATATGGTCACCGAGTGGAATATCTGTTTCCCAGTTAATGTCAAGATACAAACGACCTTGTAAACGATTGAAACGATATAGTGGGTAACCATTTAATTCTAGATCTAGCATGGCTAGATGTGACATCACAGTTTTAAAGTAAACGATTGAAGTTGAAGACAGATCATACAAGTCATTCAAACGCAATTGATACTGCAAGTCAAATAAATTCTTTGAGGATGATGCTTGAGCAAAAGGAATTACACGAGTAATGCCATATACCCAGTCATCGATCTCAATGTACTTGTTATCATACTCACGTTTAGTTGCTGAAACTAAAGTAGCTGATTGTCCTGCTCCAGCCAGAATAGTTTCTCCAGCCTGAAATGTTCCAGTAATATTGCGAACTAAAAGTAGTGTTCCCGTAGATGGGCGTCCTAACTCTAAAGAAACTTTAGCAGTTGCACCAGAAGTTTGTCCTGTAACGATATCTTCTAATTGGAATGTTTGTGCAATAGATTGTGAAATAACAATTTCTGAAGCACGAATCTTTTGCTTCATGTAAAGTTTTTCAATACCATCGTAGTGGTATAGTTTAAAGTATTCCAACGCTTCGTCAAGACGATCTTCTAGTTGGTCTTCATCTACGTTAATCTCGAGTACTGGTGCACCCAATGCTCTTAACGAATATTGTTTTAATTGTTCTCTAGTTCCGACTGCCATATATTATGCCTTAATTAAAAGTGCTGTTCCTTTTACGCTTATTGTTCCAGAAGAACAAGAAGCTGAAAATACTAAATTACCACCAGTTACTTCCCAGTTCAAAGCATGGTAGGTATTTCCTACCTGAATCTTTGAAGTAGCAACGCTATCCAAATAGTCACCACTAAAGAAGTTTTGGTAGTTACCATTAGTGTCACCAGAATATGCAGTTGACATGTAAGGGAAGAAAACCGAAGTTCCATCATGCATAACTAGGAACTCATACATCGCATATGCAGTACTGTTAGTAATCTGTATTGTATATTTAGCTCCTCTGTATGTTGTTGCAGAAGCTGAATATAGAGTTGTTGATGTTGTAATACCAGTCTGAGAGATTTCTACTAAACCAGCATATGCAGTGCTAGCCTGTGCCCACTGAACCCCAGTTCCTGTAGATTGTAAGAAATAACCATTAGTGCCAGTCGAACCACCAGCAGTAAGAGTACCAGTAACTGTTGGGCTAGTTAAAGACTTATTAGTAAGAGTTTGAGTTCCAGTTAGTGTAGTAACAACCGAAGTATCAATGGCGATTGTGCCAGTGGTAGTAATTGTACCACCAGTTAAACCAGTACCTGCAGTTATAGAAGTTACTGTACCACCACTGGCACCACTAATACTAGACCATGTTGCTGTACCAGCCCCATTGGTTGTTAAAACATATCCATTAGTCCCTTGAGTGTTAGGAAATGCCGTGCCACCAAAAGAAACTACACCAGCATCTGTTAATGTAAAGATATTTGCAGTATATGCACTGTTGATAATCTCTAGTGCACCAGTGCTGTTTAAACGAAACCACTTAGTTGCGTTTGTAGCAGAACCATAACCATTTGTTACGCTAAGGAAATCGTGATAACCAGTACCACCTTTATTAGCATAACCAGCAATTTGCATAGCAACTGCAGATGCACCAGTAACAGTTCCAGAATCAACTTTAAATTGACCAGTTACTTGAAGTGGATTTGTTCCAGAACGACCAATATAGGCTGTATTGTTTGCATTACCGAATACGATGTAACCTTGAGATGCATCTTGTATACCTCTAATTCCAAGAGTGTTTGCTTGGTTTATATCACCTAAAACTACATCATCGCCAACGTATACGTTGGTACCAGCACCATTATTCGTTAGACGAATCTGATCTGCATAGATTGCACCAGCTACACCTAGACCGCCACCAATTCTCAGTGCACCAGTAGTGGTTGAAGATGATGCCGTTGTGTCGGAAAGGGTAATTGCACCAGAGAAAGTGCCAGATAATGCACCGCTATTAATAGTCGGTGATGTTAGTGTTTTGTTGGTAAGGGTTTGGGTGCCAGTAAGTGTTACAACAGAAGTATCTTCTGTGAAACTTTTAATGGTGTTGCTTGAAGTTTTGTAATACAGTTTTCCGTCAGCGTAGTTTAATGCTAACTCACCGTAATCTAAGTCACTCGTAGTTGGAACTCGTGCCCCAACTGAGGACTTCTTAAGAAGAACCTTATTCGCCATACCCAAACCTTAAAAAAGGAAACAAAGAAAGGGGAGTAAAAACTCCCTACTACTTATTTATTAGTAAGTACCACCATCGATATTGAAGCCATCGAGAGTTGAAGTTGCCGCACCAGCACCAGTTATGTTAGTGCCGATATACATTGCTTTAGCAACAGACAAACCACCAGATAGAACTACCGCAGCAGTACCAACAGCAGAAGCGTCAGTTGTTGCAGTTAAAGTGACTGCACCAGAAGCTGCAAGCGTAGTGAATGCACCAGTGTTAGTAGTTGAAGCACCAATTGGTGTGTTGTTAATACTACCAGTAGTGATTACTGCGCCAGTGATTGTTTTATTAGTTAATGTTTCAGAACCAGCAAGAGTAGCAAGAGTACCAGTAGTTGGTAATGTTACATTGGTTGAAGCAGTTGTAGTTAATGTAAGAGCATTAGCACCAGAAGTAGTAAATGCAGCTGCAGTAGTAAGATTACCAGCAATATCAATATTACCAGCCAGCTTAACAGTTCTTGCAGCATTAACCATATCAAGGGTTAATGTTCTACCAGCAGTTAAAGTAGTAGAAGAAACTGCAGCGATGGTAACATCATAGGCTGCAGAAGTATCACGAATTGCTAAACCAGTTAATGCAGTGGCAGTTCCACCATTAATGGTTGGTGCAGTTAATGTCTTATTTGTGAATGTTTCTGTACCAGCTAATGTAGCAAGAGTGCCAGAAATTGGTAGTGTAACAGAAGTATTTGCAGTAGTTGTTAAGCCAAGTGTATGAGCACCAGTGTGAGTAAAGTTACCACCGATAGTAATTGTCTTACCAGTGTTCGCTACACCAGTACCACCGTAGGCACCAGCTACAACGCTACCCTGCCAAGTACCAGTGGCGATTGTTCCAAGAGTAGTGATGGTTGTCTGACCAACATAAGTTGAATCAATATCAACCGCATCGGCAGAGATAGAAATACGACCAGCAGTACCTACAACATTTAAAGTATTACCAGACTTAGTTAAACCATCACCAGCAGTAATTTGACCAGCACCAGAGAACTGACTAAACGTAATCGCTGTAGTACCGATTGTAATAGCAGCATTATTAGAAACTACATAACCATTGTCAGCCTGAGTATTACCATTCTCAACGAAGAAGAAAGTGCCTGGAGAAACTTCAGTACCTGGACTATTATCAAAGTCAGTGGCACGAGTAAGAACCCAGTTTGTAGAAATTGTACCAACTGTTGTAACAGTATAAACACCATTCTGAGCACCAGATGCTTGGTCTTTAATAAGAACACGATCGCCAGATGAAAGAGCAATACCATCAATAGTAATTGCAGCCTGAGTACCAGCGTTAGTTAATGTAGCACCAACTCCAGAAGATCCATTTGAGTAAGTAACTGTTAGAGCAGCAGTAGTTGCCGCAACGACCGATGCTTTAACATCAAGACCATTGGACATTGAGTCAACATATGCCTTAGTGGCAGCGTCTTGTGCCTGAGTAGGTTCAGCAACAGAAGTAATTCTCTTTGACGCAACGTCAACTGTACCAGTACCAGTTGGAACTAAATTAACACTATTATTGCCAGCAGCAGCATTAATAGTCATATTGCCAGAAGTGGCAGTAATACTTGTTGCAGTTGCAGCACCAAGAACTGGAGTGACTAGAGTTGGAGTATTAGCAAATACTAGAGCACCAGTACCAGTCTCATCCGAGATAACACCAGCAAGTTCTGACGAAGAAGTTGCGGCGAATACGCTTAGTTTGTTTGCCACATAAGCAACAGTACCACCAGCACCGAATGCCACAGAAGAAGTATCTGTACCAGTAAAGGTTAGTGTATTGCTAGCAGTAAGAGTTTTACCATCAGCAATAGTTAAAGTAGCCGAAGTAGCTGGAGCAGTGATTGCTACTTTATTAATACTAGTAGCTGATGCAACACCTAGAGTTGGAGTTACTAATGTTGGACTAGATGCGAAAACTAGAGCACCAGAACCAGTCTCATCTGAAACCGCAGTCGCCAACTGAGCTGACGTCATAGTAATGGTGTTAGAACCAAAACTAATAGATTTATTTGTTAAAGTATCAGTAGTTGCTTTACCAACCAAAGTGTCAGTCGCAGCTGGTAGAGTTAATGAGTTCGAACCAGCAATTGCAGTGGCAAGAACAGTGATTGTACCAGAAGTAGAACCATTGAACGTGGCACCAGCTGAACCAATAGTTGCACTATTAATTGTTGGACTAGTTAAAGTCTTATTAGTAAGAGTCTGAGTACCAGTTAGCGTAGCAACAGTGTTATCAATATCAAAAGTTACGCTGGTAGCTGCACCAACTGCAGCAACAACAGAGGTAATACCAGTTCCACCAACAAAGGTAATTGTATCTGTACCGAGAGCAACAGAATCAGTACCAGTGTCGCCAGCGATAGAAAGAGTAGTTGAGATACTTGCAGTGGAAGCTGCAGTTAAACGACCTTGTGCATCAACAGTGAATGTTGGGATTGCAGTGGCAGAACCATAACTACCTGCAGTTACTGCAGTGTTAATTAAAGCGATTGTAGAAGTGTTACTACCATCAGAGTTAGTAACACTAATTTGATTTGCTGTACCAGTGACCGCACCACCAACTGTATCATAGATAAACTCGGCAAGAGTATCTGTTGTACCATTAATGTACGGATTGTTAAGAACTAACTTACCAGTACCATTTGGAGCAAGAACAATATTACCATTAGTATCTGTTGAACTTAGTGTATTGCCATCTAAGTCAAGATTGTCAACTTTAAGGTTATTTAATTTACTTGAAGAATCGGCAATTAATGCAGATGACGCAGTCAGCGTACCTGGAGTATGATCCAGCATGTCGGTAAAATATTTACCACCGATAACAAAGTGATTTGCAGCATTACCAGCTGTCTCTGAACCTATACCGATGTATAATCTATCGCCACCATTTGATCCGTTATCAGTTAATGCTGAGTAGGCTAATTCTCCAGCACCAAGCGTTGCTGGATTGCCAGATACTGACGATCTTTTTATTCTAATTATTGATGCCATCTTTTAATCTCCGTTAAAATTCTCCACCTTCCATGTTCTGCGCATCAAGCGTAGTCGTAGAAGTCCACTTGTTAGTGTTTGTTTTGTATACTAATACTGCCCCATTATTAAGTGTTGACGTATCTACATTACCAATCGTTGAAAGAGAATCAACTGATTGAGGATTAGACAAAGAACTGCCTGTTAAAATAGTCGTGCCACCTGTACTTGTGGTAGCAGTAATTACTGACTGGCTTGGATCATCTACAACTGCAATTATTTCTGCCATGATTAAGTCTGAGTTATTTCTGGGGTTACTATAACAATACCTTCTAAGATTCGTGTTTTTGCCGATGTAGATGTATTTGTGATTTCTATATCATAAAGATATCTACCTGCTGGAATCGCAGAAGTTTGTGTCGATGTTAGTTGTAATCTAACCTTACCTATTGCAGCGTCATAAACGCTTGCGGTAAATGTATAATAAGTGGAAGAACCATAAGACTTTCTCATTTGAGAAGCGATGGTGTATCCAGATAAATCTAAGGCTGAGCCTGAGGCTGACGCTACAGTGATAATATTACTGTATGTCGAACCTTGATCTATGTATAAATTTGCTATCGATGCCACAGAATTCTCCCGTTCTACTCTTTATTTATCGTTTTCACTACTGCAAAATAAAAACCCCACGCTCGGTGGGGTCTCTTTCAACCGAGCAAAACTTTACTCTGCAGAAGGTGAAGAGTTTACGGCAGCGATCAATTCTTCGATATTAGTAGATGCGGCAATTGCTGCTTCTTTACGATTAGCTTCTGCAACGATAGCTGCACGAGCAGTAACAGTTTCAGCAGGGACATCAATATTGCGTTCAATTTTACGAACTAGCATCCAATCAGTTTGGCTTAGAGCTAAATTAGCAACACGTTTAACTGCTTCAATATTCACAGTTTTTAAACCATTATTCTGTGCATCATCTTCTAATGTTTTTGGCGTTGAAGAATAAGAAATCTTAACGATTTTTTCCTGTGCATCGAACTCTGGTTCTTGATCGACTATATTATAGAAACGATCATCTCCACGAGTGCCGTAAGCAACATCGTAAATACCAAGATCTTGTTTCTGATCTTGAGTCAAAGTCAAAAGACTATCTGGACTATATTGAGTTCCATTTTTGTCTTCCCAAATAGTATATGGGGCGAACAGTTTAATACTACCGTCATTTTTTACTAAAGCGAACATTTGTTTTTCCTCTTAAAGAATTCTATTATTTATTTATCGTGCGTTGGCATACTTGAACGGAGACTCAGCGAATGCAATATAGATGTAAGGTGACCCAGATGCATTTGTTCCAGCACCAGATTCACGAATCTTGAATCCATTTGAATAAAAGTCATAAATGGTCGCTGTTCCTTCTGCATTTGTAGCATTAAGATACATATACTTGTTTACTGGATTTGTTGTATTTCTTACAGAATCTACTATGTTCCAATCTCCAGAAGTGGCACTATCTGTTCTTTTTGTGATTACTAATTTAGGGCGGAAACCTGTATAGATAAATGGACCATCTGCAGCACCATTACCAGTATATGAACCGAACTTACTAAATCCTGGAACCTCTGCCCACATGTAAGCGATAAAAGTTTCGGCAGTTGCAGAAGCATCAGTCCAATTTTGTGAGATACCAAATCCATTTGCTGTTGGTCTCCAAGCAGCAGTTTGGTTGTCAAATGCAGCACTTGTCATATAAAAATACTTGTCAACACCAGAACCTTTATGGTAACCAATCCAGTTAGAAATAGCATCTGTGCGTTTTATAAGAACGAACGCTGGTTGAGTACCAAGATTATGATTAATTACAGTTCCAGCACCCCTACCTGCATATTGAACAATATCAAATCCTGGAGTTACACCACGATTCCACATCCACGCAGCATATGTATTATTAAGTGTGTAATTTACGTCATCGGTAGCATTACCTACTTCAATTCCATTTGGAATAAATGCGGTAACACCACTAACTATACTTTGAGCATTTGTTAAATTTGGCTGTAGACGTTTGGTTGGACCACGAACTGTATCATATACGTTATGAGATAGTGTTGTATTTCTGTTCTTAATCCAAACTAAATCTGGAGTATTAACAACAGTGCCAAAGGAATCTGGTAGATTAGATGCACCAACATCTTTTGCATTTTTAGTATTAAGTGCTTTAAATCCAGCAGGGGGAGCGTATGCAAATGGTAATTGACCAAAGTTAGTATTAACAGTAATTGTACCACCACCTCTACTATATGCAGAAACACCAAATACTGCACCTACGTTTCTTAAAGAAGAAACATAACTTGTATTTTGTAGAGTATTATTTTTATAGCAAGAAACTTCACCAGTATCAGCATTATATGCAACACCAATAATATCACCATATGTGTATGAAGCGACAATCGCTCCTACACTAGAACCATTAATATATGTAGTTCCATCACCAGAACTATAAGCGATACCTTGCATTGATGTGAATTCACCACCAAGAGTGGCGTTTTCTTGAAGTATTCCTACTTGAACATCACAGTTAGCAGAAGTTGTATTTGATATTGGAGTAAACTCAGCATACCACTTACCAGTTGTCATTGTCATTGTTGCTCTAGAACTTCTCCAAGCAGCAGTTCCAACAGATTGCAGCTGCAGACCACCATTGTATATAACTGCACCATTAACATCATAAGAATTTAAACAGTTATAATTTCCAATAATATTACCAGAACCATCAACATTATCAGATGGAGTGTCTGGTAAACAATCATATTGTGTATCAATTGGATATATTGATGAAGTTCCAACGTGATTATTTGACATAGAATCGTAACCAATCTGTTTAGGAGTAAACGGATTATACGTTGTACCCCACACAGCACCATTAACTGTCATTACTGCTCTTGTACTCAATGCTGATTGATCCATAAAAGGAGCATGAGTATTACAAGTTAAAATACTAGTACCAGAAACTGCTGTTAAAGGGCTAGTTGGTGGAACAAAGTTTGCTGTGTAAAGATTAGTACCTTTAATAATTCTAAGATTTGAAATATATCCAGGCAAGAAGTTACCAGAACCAACATCATTTCTAGCGATATACCATGTACCAGTAGTTGTAGTATAGTTTCCACTATCTGTACCAGAACCACAAAGGATACCATCAACGAATAATCTAGCAGTAGTTCCAGTGCGTGTAACAGCAAAATGGTGCCATGAACCATCTGCGATTAAAGTGGAACCAGAACTAATTTCTGCTCCAGATACATAGAATCTTAAAGCACCAATTGTTGTTGATCCACTATAACCACCAGTTGTGATTAAGAAGTTTGACGAACCACCAATTGCGTTTCGACCACCAAGGATAAATTTATCGTTAGTTCCAGCTGGCGCATTAATCCAACCCTCAATAGTATAATCACCAGTACCAAAGGCAAAGGCAGAACTATTTGGGAAAGTTAGATAACCATTATATCCATCAAATCCAGCTGAATAGAATGGACCACCATCTTGGAATGGATAGGCAACAACTGGTGAAGCAACAGATCCATTATTTGTTAGAGTAACAGCGTTTGGACCAACATCAACGATAGTGGCACTTTTTGCAGTTAATAATTTAGTATTTGCAACTGCAGTAATTGCGCTAGTTGGTGGAGTGAAACTTGATGTATAAAGAGCAGTACCTTTAACAAGGTGGATATTAGACAAGAAACCTTGGTACCAACCTTCTGCAGAACCATATGGTGTGTCACCAATGTATAAAGGAACTGTTGCATTATTGAAAATTGTTGCAGATCCAATACTATTGGTAGATACTAATTTACCATCAACGAAGAATCTTAGGTTACCGCCAGTTCTAGTAATGGCCAAGTGATGCCACATACCGTCAGTGACTTTAACACCACTATTAACTACAGTTGTAGATCCACTAGAAAAATAGATAAACGCAAAGTTATAGTTTGCATCAACTGAAGCCATACGAACGTCCCAGCATGCTTCACCAGAACCTTTCCATCTACCGATAGGTGATGGATATTGTTTTGCAGTATCAGCTGATCTTCCGAAGAATTCAATAGTGAAATCACTGTTACCTAAATCCCAATCTGCGCTATATGCAGCAGTAATAGACTGGCTAGTTGATACACCCTTCAATTGAATTGCGTATGTTGAATTTGCTGGTAAAGTATTTGGATATTGGAATGGGTATGCAACCTGCGGTAATGCAGAGTTGCTATTTGTAACAGTAAAGTTATTCGAACTGTTATCAACTAATGTAGCACTTTGTAAAGTTAATAATGTAACATTACCAGCTGTGGCACCCTGACTTGTAGTTGTTAAAGGTGAATCAGTTGGAGTAAAGGCTGCCGTATAAAGTGCTTGTCCTTTTACAACACGAACATTAGAAGCAAAACCAGACCATTGGTTATTGTTACCACCAGAACCAGAACCAATATAGAAAGCAGTATCAGTAAAGTTTTTAGAAGACGCACCAGAAGCTGCCAGCTGTCCATTAATAAACATGTAGAAAGTTCCACTTGCTCTAGTACCTGCAATATGAACCCAAGTATTAAGTGGTATTACGTTGGTCGCAGAAATAATTGCGCCAGTAGGATCACCAAGCATTAGCTGTCCGCTAACTTGTTGAATATCAAAACCAGTTCCACTAACACCACGTGTAGTAATGAATGACGAATATCCACCGCCAAGCGCAGTTACATAGAACCATCCCTCAACAGTGAAGTCACCAGTACCAAAGGCATATCCAGAATTTGCTGGAAGCGAGATATAGTTGGAACCATTAAATTTAGCAGCGTAACTGGCAGTAGTTGTATTTGGTTGATTATATGGCAGATAGAAACCATTCTGACCATATGAACCAGTATATGCTGTTTTTGGAACCCAGTTATTATTAGCGTCAAATTGTCCAAATGTAGTTACATCCAATTGTTGTCCATCAATTAATTGGGTTTCCGAATATTGTGCATCATTATATTGAATTTCATCTGAGCCACTAGTAGCATGGCCAATACGAAAGTGAGAACTTGCTTTGTTCACCATTGTATTGTAATTTTGTGTTGGGTAAGTAGTTCCTGATTGGTGAGATAAAAGCACACCATTTACATAAATTTTAATTCGACTGCTGGCAGAGACAAGTGTTGTATCTACAGCAACAACAATGTTATACCATTTACCTGGAATTGGTACCCATGGTACTTGTATATTATGAGCAAAAGTGTCAGTGGATACTGTATATGTATAAAACTCTGAATAAGTATCTCTAAGTCTAAGTGTCGTTACTGATATATCAGAAGAATAAAGCGAAGAACCAGATGTAAATACAGTAGCTGTAACAGCCTGTGTTCCTTTATACCATGTACTGAATGTATATTTCTGTTGGTTACCAGCAGTTGGCACAAATCTTCTAATATGACCATTAGTTTGAGAAATACCACCACTTGTTCTTAATCTTATAGATCTATTAATTGGATAAGCAGAAGATTGTTTTACAGTAGAACCAATTTCCATTGGATAACTACTACCAGCATATGTCTTAATATCAAAGTGTTGTTCTGATCGTTTGATAATCGGGTTAGGAAGATTAGTTGTGCAAATTGATTTGAATCCAGTTGGTGGAGTATATGCGAATGGACGTTGACCACAGTTTAATGTTACAGAATTACCACCACCAGTTACGTTCAAATTTACAGCTGGTGTATAACTAAGTTGTGTTGATAAAGTTCCTGCAGGATTTGTGTCAGTTGATGGGCTACCAGAATTAAACCATGTACCATTCTTACCAAACCAAATTTTACCAGATGTTCCATCATAGGCAAACATGTATACATCACTTACAGATTTTGTATCTGATACTGCTGTACTTGTTTCCCACCCACCAGTTGCAGAAGCAGCAACCTTTCTTTGTGTACCATAAGTAACAGTGTTATTTCCCACATTCCAAGTTGCAGAAAATCCTGGAACATCGCTTAGATAGAATCCATCGGGCACATTAAGTGGTTGAGCAAAACCTAGCCAAGCACGATATGCATCACTTTGTGCAGTAATAGTTTCCTCAAAGTACCATTTTCCTGCATCAACAGCAATAGTACCATAGGTATTCTTTATACCATTTGTACTGGAAAATGCAGTTAAATTTGCATCGCTATATGTTACGCTAGATGCAAATGATATTGGATTCCAAGTACAATAGTTACCACGCTGAACACCACCAATATCTGGTTGGGATGCCACAGATGCAATACCTGGAACATCGACCATTGAGTCGTATGTAGAACCAGCAGTTAAAGAAATATTGTTTGTAGTCCAGGAAGTGTCTGTACTCGACCCAGTGCTAGTAGCCACATATGGTGATAATACATCACCAAAATTTGACATTAAACCATATGCATATACACTTTGCCCAACAGTACCACCAAGACCATATTGTCTTCCTGGTTCAATACGCAATCCGATTGGGTAGGCTCCAGATGTATGTCCAGAGAATGTAATCCAACATCTGTACCATCCATTACCTACATTTTCTGCACCGTATTTTAAAATAGTACCATTATCAATTGCTGGGTTAGAACCAGTTCCCGTAGTTAAATCAAAATATACTCGTGCACCTGTCCCATATCCATCAGATAAACTAACTGTGGAAGATGCAGCTGATTTAAAATAACCAGATATTGTGACAACACCACGAATTTCATTATTAACGCTAGAGGTTGACATTGCATACGTGCCAGATGCAACACTGTTTGTGGCAACAGTGTCTGCAGTAGAAGATCCAGTTAGTGGATTGGCTATTGAATTTGCAGTAACTGTAATATTAGTTAATGTTCCCCAATTATTAACAGCTTCTGAATATGGAGTTAAATTATAATTATTAGCTAAATTTCTACCAAGAGTAGCAGTAGTTGTATTATTATTAAATGGTAGATAGAAACCATTAGTACCATAGGCACCAGTATATTGTTTAGGAACCCATGTTCCAGTTTCTGGATCAGTTTGTCCGAATGAAGATGGAGTTAGTGCTTGTCCGTCAATTAAATTCACTTCAGTTAAATAAACGTCAGCATAATTACCACTAGCCTGTTGCCCAATTAAATGTGTTTCTGTGCTGTTTACAGCAAGATCTGTGTTTTGTGCTGGTATGTTATAACTTGCTGTTATTTGTTGTATTCCATTGACATAAACTTTTAATCTATTTGTTGATACAACTTGAGTTGTATCAAGTGCTACAACAATGTGATACCATGCAGCAGGATCGCGGAACAATGCTTCTGTTTTGTAAAGAGGGTAAGCAGTTTCTGAGTTGCTTTCCATTCTAAAGTCACCAAGACTTGAAAGTACAAATGTTAAATACGTTGCTCCACTAGAAGTTCTGGCTGCAAATAGAGTTGCATTTTGATCAACCAAACCTCTTTTAACCCAAGTACTCCAAGTCCATGTTTTACGATTACTGGCAGAAGCTGGTGTTCTATTTAAATATGCTGACGCACTTCTTCTAAATCTTAATGAACGCTGTGGAGTCCAACGACCAGTCGGAAAGTTACCAGCTGCAGTTGCTGCAGCTGCATCGGAAATTGTGTAGATACCATTCGCTGTGTTAGCGTCAGTTGCTTGTTCAGTTGCGGATAAAAATCCACCAGTATAACGACGAGTCATTTATTTACCTTAACTTTGTTAATTCTAACTCTTTTATTTAGCGTACTTCTGGCCATGTGATTGAGTCCATGACTTCAATCAATGCTTCAACAGTAGTGACTGCGGCAATCGCAGTAGTAACTCGATCCTGTTCAGCAATGACTGCTGCACGATATGTGGATACTGATTCTGGAATTTCTAATTCTTCAACTGCATTACGAATAATATAAAAGTCGCTTAGCTGTAATAGATCGTTTGTCTTTGATTTAACTTCAGAAGTGCAAATGCTTTTTAAACCTTTAGCTACAAGACGCTCTTCACTGTCAACCATTTCACCATGTTCACCAATAGATGAATCAAAAATCTTTACATATAATGGATCACCATTATCGTCAACTTCTTCACGATCTTCAAGAATCTTTGGATTATCAACACCCCAATAATATTTGGTATTATAGTTAATATCATTAGATGATTCAATACCCAACGATGCACGAACAGATGGAGAAGTTCCCTCTAACCATGAATATGGGTACGTGAAACCATTCAGAATAATATCTGAATCTTCAGTAATTGGTGTTCCATTTAAGTAGTAAGTTGTCATCTTTGTTTTCTCTTTTATCTTGCTCTATTATTTAGGGCGAATGGTGACTCGGCAAAGGCAATATAGATCATTGTATTTCCAGCACTATTATGCGAAGCTGCCGTGGTTCTAATTTTAAATCCGTTAGAACAAAAATCATATGAACCAGCAGTATCCTCACCATCAGAAGCATTTGGGTAAAGACGTCTAATTGACATGTTAAACGGATCTCTTGCTACGTCCAACATATCCCAATACTGACCAGCTACGTTTACGCTCTTAACCATAATAAATTTGGGGCGGAAACCTGTATTTATGAATGGTCCTTCCGCACTTCCATTACCAATCCAAGAACCAATTTTGCTAAATCCAGGAATTTCTGCAAACAAATAAGCAATATAATTAACACCATTTATGTTTTGATAGTTATCATTAGCAGCACTATTATCTGGATAAAAATTACTTGATGTTGGAGCAGAGTACCAATAATCAGCACCACTATTCCATAGAGAACTGCTACTATTTAATTGCATTAATTTAAGGCCAATGCTATTATGATAAGTACCCCAATCTTGAGCAGTGCCACTTCTACGTTTAAATAAAATCATCTTAGGAGTAACCCCAAGACTATGCGAAATTGCTCTACTTATAACACCATTACCTGTATATGGAATAATATTTAAACCAGTAGCAGCAGATGATTTCCATTGCCATGCTACATAAGGAGCTCCAGCTAAATTAGTTTGATCACCATTTGTACTTGCAGTAACTTCAAAACCATTTGAGTTTGTCTTAGTAACATATCCCCATTTAGGATCAGTTGCGCCAGCATCAATAACACTTTCAGAAAGTGTACTACTTGATGCTATTTTAGTGCCATTACCAAAACCACGCTGACTATCTTGAATCACATGATCTGATGAACCATTTCTGCGTTTAATCCAAACTAGATCTGGTTCAAATCCAGAATTTGTAACAGTTTGATTCCCACCATTTCCACCGTAAGCAGTGGCATCAAAATATTTATTTGGTTGTATTGCTACGTTAGGAACTGCTGATGTGCCAAGTGCTTGTATATTAGTTGTATTTAATGATTTAAAACCAGTCGGTGGAGTATATGCAAATGTACGCTGACCGAAATTGGTCTGCGTAAAGTTGTTGGTCATGGCTGCAGCGTACCATTCATTAATTGCAGGCAACCATTGAACAGAAGTATCAATACCAGTATAACTTGCGCCAGTGCCAGCAGAAGGATTACCTTCAAACCAAGTATTGTTTTTACCAAACCAAATTTGACCATTTAGCGCATCGTATGCCACCTGAATTACATCACCATTTTGTAAAGCGTAACCAGAAGTGTAACCAGTCATGGTTGTGCCAGAACCATTATATCTTCTCTGAAATGCAGTTCCACCACTTCCATCTGGAATCCACAATCCATAACCATAACCAGAATTACCAATATATTGATTTGAAGCTAAAGCTGCTGGTGGAACAATACCAATCATCTTACAGAAACCTTGAGATGAATTGTTATTTGGATAACATACGTATTCCCAATACCATTTACCACCAGCCTGAGCCGACATTGTAGCATATTGCGCTATCCAATCATTTGAACCACCATTACCAATAGTTTTAAGTGCACTATCCAATATAGACATATATTGTGATTTGTGATTAGCATTCCACGTGCAATAATTACCAGATACTACACCACCAACGTCTGTTGCTGATGTAAATACATTCGTTGGTGAATCTACCATTAAATCGAAGTTGACACCAGGTGTCATACTAATACCACCCAGTGGTGCATAATTATTACCATTTCCACTATTATCTAATGCTAACCATGGAGCTGATTGTGCAGTAGATACTGTATTATTGTTAGATATAGTAATTGCGTTTGGACCATTATCAACAATAGTTGCACTCTGGCATGTTAAAATTGAAGTTCCAGGAATTGCTGCCAGCGGAGATGTAGGTGGAATAAAGTTTGATGTATATACTGGATAACCTTTGACAATTCTAAAATTAGAAAGTACGCCAGTGAAGTAGAACGGAGATCCACTACCATAATTTCGAGCACCACCAATTATTAATGGTGAAGAAGTTCCTGCCCAACCAGTGTTAGTAGCAGAAGCAACTACTACTCCATTAATAAACATTTTAAATGCGGAACCAGATCTTGTAACAGCAACATGGTGCCACATATTTAATGGTAAAGATGGACCATTTAGTTCAGTGTATAAAGTACCAACACCACTAATTAATGCACAACGAATCTGACTCGCTTCATAGGTAAGTCGAATACCAGAACCACCACTTGATGGTTGCAATGACCAAATACCAGTTGGGTCTGGAACTGAAGTTGGATACATCCAAGTTTCAATACAGAAATCACCAGTTAAATCAAACGCTGTATTTCCAGCAGCTGTTAAAGTTTGTGTAGATCCATTAAATGGTCCAACCTGATAAGTTAAAGCATCGCTTTTAAATGGCAGATAGAAACCATTCTGACCATATGAACCAGTATACTTTTTAGGGTGCCAATTACCAGTAACACCATCCGTGTAACCAAAGTAAGATGCATCTAATGCCTGACCATCAATAAAATTAACCTCAGCCATGTAACCATCTAGGAATTCAATAACACTACCGAAAATACATGCGCCAACATAATGGCCACCAGCAGTATTAATATAACCTTGAGAATTTAGACTTGGGTATGTTGCTGTTGAAAAACTCGTTACCTGCTTACCATTAACATATAATTTAACTCTATCAGATGAATTTGCTTGAGTTGTATCATATGCCACCATAATATGATACCATGCGGACATATCTCGGAAAACTTGAGTTGTTATTAGCTGTGTGGTGTAACCAGCATTATAATCTAATATCTTAAGTGTGCCATCAGTCTCAAAACGAATACCAGCAACAATAGTTGTGCTTGATGGATCGTTTGACTCAAACAATCCGTTAATATAACCAGTATCTAGTCTTGTGCGCTTGACCCATCCAGACCATGTCCAGGTTCTGCGATTACCAGCAGATGTTGGTGTTCTTGATAGATAACTACCAGAGGAACCATTCGCAGCAACTTTGAATCTCAAAGATTTTGCAATTTCATAATTACCATCTGGTTCTTGCCAAACTCCTGCACTAACAGCAGTTGATACGTCTTTTACATCCCAAATACCATTGTTTGATGTTTGTGATAATGCTACTGGATTACCAGTTACAAAGTTTCCTGGATATCTTTTAGACATGGTGTCCTATCTCGTTTTCAATAAACTAACTACAAAACTACTAATTAAGAAATTTGTTCGTATGATGCTGTAACTTCTAAGTAAGATGCAGTACCAGCCTGAACAGATATTGAACTGTTTTCTGGCAAGTAAAGTGCACCAGCTTTATCCAACAACATTAGAGTTGTATTTGCTGGAACAGAAATCTGATAAGCGATACGATATGCAGTACCGCTAGAAGCAGTTGATAAAGTACCATCAGTTACAGCGTTAGCTGCTGAACGATAAGATAGAGTAACAGTTGCTGCAGCAACACCATTTACGTTTGATACGAAGATGTTGTTGATCTTTAGAACTTTACCACTTGATGCAGCATTGCTGATCAAAGAGTTATCGTTTGTGTTTGTTAATGATTGATATGCAATAGAACCAGTAATAGTTGCTACGTTTACAATATTTGGAGCTGCCATTTTAATTTATCCTCTTAAAAAATTATCCGCCAAAGACCATTGCCATGGCAATTGCTTTACCTGTTGTTGCTGCACTAGAAGTTGCCCATGTTGGAACACCACCAGCAACTGTAAGAACCTGACCAGTACTACCTACACCTAACTTACTTAGGGTATTAGTTGCACTTGTATATATCAAGTCACCAGTTGTATAACTTGTTAAACCAGTACCACCATAAACAGAACCAATTGCAGTTCCATTCCAAGTACCAGAAGTAATAGTGCCGACAGTTGCCAACGCAGATGCTGAAGTCAATGAACCAAGGGATGTTACGTTAGTATAAGCAACAGTACCACCAGCACCAAAGGCAACTGAAGAACTATCAGTACCACTGAATGTTAATGTATTACTTAAAGTCAAAGTTTTGCTAGTAGTACCACCAGCTAATGTAAAACCAACAGAAGCTGCTGTTAAAGTTAATCCGTTAACAGTCTTGTTAGTCAATGCCTCAGATCCAGCAAGAGTAGCCACAGTACCAGTAGTTGGTAATGTAAGAGCAGTAGTACCACTTACTGTAAGTGTAGTACCAAAGTTACCAGAAATAGTAATAGTACTTGCTGCATTATTTGCAATGCCAGTACCACCATATGCGGCACCAATTACAGAAGCATTCCAAGTGCCAGTGGTAACAGTACCAGTGGCAGTAATGTCATCTAGACCAAGAGTATCCCATGAAGGAGTACCATCGGAAGCCATCTTTAGATAACTTGCAACAGATGGTTTAGTTAGTTTAGATAGGGTATTAGATGCACTTGCATAAAGCAAGTCACCAGTTGCGTAGGTCGTTTGACCAGTACCACCTTTAGTGGCACCGATCGCTGTAGCTGACCATGTACCAGTGGCGATCGTACCCAATGTTACGATAGACGTACCACCAGTAAGACTATTCATCGCACCAGCGTAAGTCGACTCTATCTTATCAGTATTTAAATTACTAAAGTTGTTATCGACTTCCGTATTTGTTAACGGAGATCCTTTAGTGGCTCTTAAGGTTATTGTTGACATTTTTCCTTATCCTTTTATGCGATCTTTAAGTAATGCAGTCAGCATTTGTTTGATTTCACTCAAATCTTCTTTTATGTTATTAATTTCTTGTGCCTGATTTGCCAGCTGCTCTTTATCAGACATTAAAGACTCTTTTCTGCGTAGATAATTATCATAATCTGTCCTACTAGTATTTAGGATTGCCATTGTGGCAGGATCTCTTACTAGATCAGAATTACCCTCAACTTTTAAATAATTACCCATTATGCACAGGCAATAATTCTTAAGTCTTTAACACGTGGTACAGCCGAACTGTTAGTAGATTGAAGAACAATCTTAACAGAAATGGCGTCAAACGGAACTAGGTTATCTTCCGAGTAGTCTACATCGTAGAAAGTTCCATCACCATTCTGAACTTTTCTAATCGCAACATCTGGAGAAGAAATAGTCCAATTTACTTGTTCTAAATCACGAGTTGCACCAACTGGATTAGTCTTGTAGTAAACCAATACGTTGGATTCAGCAGGACAGTTAGTTGACAATCTAATTCTAAAGAAGTTAGATGGGTTTTCTAGTTTGATGGCTTTGGAGATATATTTGTTAATAGACGAACTTCCAGTAGGAGCGATCTCATCAACAAACAGATTTCTCAACTTAACAGTAGTTCCATTAACAGCAGATTCTGCAGTAACAGCAGTTGGGCGATCAATCGTAACAGTTCCAGTTGTAGAACCATCACCAACAAAACCAGTAACTAGGTAAGTACCATTATTACCAGCAGTTGTAGAACCAGAGATAGTGATATACTTACCAACAGAGATTGTCTGCATTAAACCAGCCACACTAGAATTAGAAGTAGTAATAGTGCTTGATTTACCAGCATATGCCAGAGTTGCAGTACCATTCAGCTGTATACCAGCAGTAAATATTGGAGCCGAAGTTCCAGTAGTACCAGCAATAGTAACAGTGTAAAGATTTCCAAGATAGTGAACCTGATCACCAGCAGACTTAGAAGTGCTTGCTGCCCATGCAGAACCTACATTAGCGAAACTAAACGCACCAGTTACGCCAGTAAATACAGTACGATTGTCAATCTCAGCCACGTTGATATTGTCCTCACGTGGGGTATTAATCTTATTAGAGATTGTGATCAGTGATGTACGATGAGTATCAATGATAGGTGATAGAGAACTATTAGATGAAGATATTGTAGCCTGTAAGAACGCAGTCTTAGAATTTACAAACTCATCTTCATTGACAGTTGAAGCAACAACTGCTGGTTTGTATAGGTAGTTACTATCATTTGGAATTACACCGTAGTACTCACCTAAATCGTATGCAGTTTCTGAACCATCAACTGATTTACCAGAAGTGCTCTTAAACTGATATTGGCATGTAGTCTCAGAGAAGTTCTGAGATTGAACACTTGGCTGAACAATATCATATATTACGTTGTGTCCAGCACGAACTGTTTCACCACCAGCATAACCACTAGTGTTAGCATTTGTTGATGTAGTTATTACATAAGAATCTAAATCAACATCAGAAATAGTATGAGTCACTGCGACGCCAAGAGTGTTTTTATAAATCTCTGTAATTGGAATACCATTAACTGGATCTGCAAATTTATAAGCAACACCACTGCTTATAGTTACAGAAGCATTGTTTCTCAATATTAATGTAGTATCATTTGTAACACCATTAACAATACCAATACACTTACCATCACTGGCACGGAATAGTGCGCAACCAGTAACTGTAAAATCATCGATAAACAATGTGCTTATACCAGTAACAGTAGTGCTTGAAGTGGAGCAAGTAATAGTACCACCAGAAGATGCAACACCAGTATAAACAGTAGTATCTGCGTTATCGAACTGTACTTTGGAGTTTACAAACATACCATGATCGCGATGCCACACACGCACTTTGTTAGTTCCTGAAACAGTTTCGAATGGATCAATGTCAATAATCTTAACTGGTAGAACATCATTAGTAAATACAACTTCACCAGTTACTTGTGTATCAAAATTAGCACGATAAACTGTAAACTTCAAATCTTGGTCTTGATTTGCTGTCCAAGTAGAAGCATTTTGTGACTTGAATAGGACACCAGCATAAGGTTGCTCAGAAATAGTTCTTGCAGAAGCAGGAATCTGATCACCCATCTGACTAATCCAAACTTTATAATTATTTGAATCTGATGCTAAAACGATAGCATACTCTTGGCCATCCTGAACATAAACAGGAGATGGGAAAGTAAAAGTAGTTGGAGTGTCGTACTTAGGATATGAGGCACCAGAACCATCAGTCATTGTTACATTTGTTGCAGATAGGTTAACCTGATGTGAGTTCAAAGTTACTTCAGAGAAAGGTAGGATCTTCTTACCTGGATATCCATTTACTACTTCACGAATCTGAAGAGTAACTGGAAGGTTTGCATCTTTAGTGGCAAAGAAGATATCAACTTTACTTAAGAACGCACCACCCTTATTCTGAACAAGGAAAGTCTGAGCGAGTGGGTCATACCAACCAGTATCACGTGCAATACGTTCAATTGTTCTAGAAACAGTATCGTTCTCATTAACAATCTCTTGAATAATGTGACCATTACGAATAGAGTTAATTGTCTGCTGACGAGTTTCTACGATACCCTTAGCTTCATACTGAACTTTAGCAGAAGAAGTTTGTTGACCATTTACAGTGCTTACATCAAGCAACTTAAATTCACGAGTACCAGTGCGGAATCTTAATGCATCGCTATCTGGAATAAAGAAGATAAAGTTTAAATCACCAATAGCGTTAGTTACAAGAGCAGCACCCTGAGATCTATTTGTTTCTTTAACAGTCAAAGTTGCAGTTGCGCCAGATATTGAACCAGAGATAGATTCATTTGTAGTGAAAATACCTTTAATATTCATAACATGAAGTTTACGAATATTATTTTCTTCATCGTATGACTTACCAACAACTACGGCAGTGGCAGCAGAAGATGCACCAGTAATTACGTCACCTACGTTTAGACACATATTACCACCAGCATCTGCTTTAAACACGCCAGAAGTTTCTACAATAACACGTGCAGTTTCTGAGGCTAACGAGCCAGAGTTCTTTGCAGTTTCAAAATCAGTTGCAGTTGCAGATGGTAGTGTATAAGTGAATATTGAAGATGGAGTACAGTATGAACCAACTCCGATATTATCAAAGTATGGATAGAATGTTGTATTTGGTTTTAATTTTTTAACCTGAACAAGAATATTACGACTGCGGATATAAGGAATCAACGCAGTAGAAACTACTTTGTCATCAACAATTTGACGTTCAAATTGCACAGCAAGAGTTGATTTAACACCAGTTCTAGATCTAGTACCAGTTTGTGCAGATTGTGAAACAAAAACCTGACGAGCAGGAGCATTACGTCCACCAGCGTCACCGAAACGTCTGTTGAATTCGTCTACGTTAATATAAGTAGCACCCTCTTCAAGAGCACGTTGGTTCGCCCAGTTATCACCAGAAGTATATTGAATCAATGAACCACCAGTTGGTACTGGCTGACCGATCCAGTTTACTTGCCATGCATTCCAGATAGTACCTAGGATACCAGCCTGTGTTGCCAGTGCAGCGATTGTATTAAAACTACCCTCTACGTTACGAACGATATCTGGAGCACGTTTAGTTTCAAACCAGTCATCTGAAGATGGATTTAAACGAACATCTCCGAGGAACGTAAAGATTGCGAATGGATTAATGTTCTCAAGACGAGAAGCATATTGTTGAGTGACTAAAGGTACATGAGGTGTACTAGAGTTCAATGGTAATGTGATTACATCACCATAAACTTTATAACCAGCAGTAGTTCGATCAGCATCGTTTGATAAACTTTCTATTAAGTTTACGTTATCCATTACGTAGAATGGACGCAACTCACCACGCTCACTATCGATAGAACACAAATAGTCTGGGGATAATACATTACCTACATTATGACCAGTAAAGGCATCAACAATAAAACCATTCTTGAAACGATCTAAACCATTTGCGTCAACGATTGATAGACTTTTTGTTTCTTGCTCTAATAATGAAAGGGAAGTATAGTATTCTAGATTGTCAATACGCTTTTCTAGTTTACCAATATCACGCATTGTATAACGACGATTATCAACCTGATCAATTAAAATATTTGCGTTTGATGTGCCGAAAGTATATGGTTCAAGTGTAAACTTGTAGAGAACCATACCCAATGCTGGATCTAATGGCTCGCCAGGAACTAACGCAGAAACACCCGCAATGTTAAAGAAGGTTCCACTTGAATCAATAGCGATTTTATCTTTACGAGATAGGTAGTAAGAATAATCTACAGTAATATCCTGACCACGTTTTGGATGCATACTAAAAGATGATCCAGAACCAGCAAAAGTAGTTCCAGCATCATTAATACGTGGACGGAAATCTAATACATCACGTAGAGATACGCTATTATATGAAGGAATATCTACCAACTTAACAGTTGCTGGATATGAGTTAATCGTGAAGTAATCACCAGATGAGTGTGTAAAGAACTCAAAGGTAACTGAGATTGGAGCAGAAGGTGGTGAATATGAGTGCTTAAGAATCAAACGACCAATGTCATAGTGTGTATCACGCTGACCATTATCAAAGTCATAACGATCGTAAATACTAATACCATAGTTACCAGTAGGTGATGCGAACGAACCAGTATCCATCATAATAGATTTGATACGTAGAACGTCTGCTTTACCTAAAGATAAAACAGCTTTAGCAGCAGCAGTCTGAGTAGTATAAGTCTGAGTTACAGTTTGTAGTGTCTTAGTCTTCTCACCACCATCAGAACCAACCTTCTTAATCGTTGCCATAACAACAAAGTTAGAAGAAGCGTAAGTATCAGGAAGAGTGAATGTAATAGAAGAAGATCCACCAGCACTAATAGATGTTGGTTGAACAACTGTACCACCAGAAGATGCATCATACCAAACTACGATATAGTTATCATTTTCAGTAGACTCAGCAAATACACCAGCAGTAGTATTAATAGTAAGCATACAAGAACCACCAGATCCAGATCCAGAAGTGCCAGAAAGATATTGCATACCATAGTAAATAATTTGTTTAGTTGAGTTCGCATCACGAACTGAACGAATAGCATAATTTGGTAGTGGGTAGATTAACTTATTGCTCTGTGGTTCTTGAACTCTAGATTTAATAAGTTTGATAATACCACCATCAACTGTTACTGAAGAATCCACAGTAATCTGTTGATTGTTTGTAATTGCAGTAACTCTACGACGCACATCGCCAGTAGTTGTATTAAGGAAAATAAAGTCACCAACCTTAAGTGCTGGGCTAGTAGTTGTACCACCAGAGAACGCAGTTCCAATACCATAGATGGTAGTAGATGCACCACGTGTTCCTGGATAACTAGTATAAGTTGTTGCTGAACCAACCAATTGAGTTGCAATTTCCTTTACGTCAGCAGTAAAGTTTAAGTTAGTATCGCTACGACTATAATAGAAAGACTTGGCGTCACGATCAAAATCGTAGCCAGTGTTTAATCTTACATCAAATAGGTATAGTTTGTAAACTGCACCCTGTGTACCAATTGTACCAGAATCCCATTCAATTCCACGAATACGTGCAGTACCAACAGCAGTTGCACTTGTTGGAGCAACCCCAACAGAAGATGTAAATCTATTGTAAATCGTAATAGTTGGCATACCACTCGTTGAATCAAAAGGTGGCAGCGAATTAATATTTGTTACATAAACAAAGTTACCAACTGGAGTAGTTAGATAAGTATCAGTCGTTTGATTAAAGTCACGTGCTTTATTAACAGTGACATATTCAGTTGCGATTTTCTCTATCTCATAACCCTGAATATATGCTTTTCCTGGCTCCATACCGATCGCTAATTTAGCTTCACTTCCACCACTTTCTGGTGAATAAATGCCACGATTATATACTGGGTTCTCATTATATTCCCAGTTAATACCAGTTGAAGAAGCACCATCATATGATGTTCCGCTAGTATGAGTTGGTGGAATATTAACAGAAGTTGCAGAATTACTGGCGACGTAAGTGTTACCACCATTGGTAACCACATCGCCAATTAAATATGCTTTATTTTGTACCCATGCGCCACGATTATTATTGCGATGTTCACGAACATCAATGGCGAAAGGGCGAATTGTGTAGTTGCCAGACTCATCATATGTACGACGAGCCAATGTTTTCTCAATCTCAGCATATGCTGTTTGAGTTACTTCACGTTTGACCTGACCTTCAAAAGTTGATAGAAGTTCAATAAAGTCAACATCATCCTCAGAATCTGGGGCAACTTTAGAAAGAATTAAATCAATAAAGTAACGATGTGCACCTGGAGCAGCAAAGTTAAAGCTGTTTTGTGCATTATCTAAAAGACTTTCATATCCAGTAGTTTCTGGAGTAATTTTACTTTCAATGACAGTAAGACCAACTCGATAAGAAGGTTCATTACTATATTTGTCAAGAACAATTGTTTGCTCATCACAAAGAACAAAATAACCATTTACATAATATACACCACGTTGAACAGTTGCCGCTGATCCAACACCAGTTGCAGATGTAACTTGAGCAGTAACAGTATATGCGTCATCAGAAGTAGTTAAAATTTCACCATCAGCAAAAACTTTTGTTACATTATCAGTACCCGAAGTTGTATAACGAACGTATAAAGTTGTTGGATCTGCACCATCAGCATTCTCGATTGCGAGTACCTGAGCAGTCACTCCAGACGCACCGATAAGAGTTGCGCCTGCAAGATCAGCAACAAAAGTTTCAGTTACGTCACCAGCTTGATTAAATGCTTCCAACTTAACATAGTTAAATTTAGTGTCAAGAGAAATCTGACCTGGAATAACCATTGCTCCCTGTTGGAACACATGGTCACCATGACGTTTAATTTGATTTTGGAGGATGGTCTGTAGCTGAGTTAATTCTCTAGCTTGCACAGCATAACTTGGACGGAATAGGATTCTATAGAATTTACTATTCTCATCAAAATCATCATTATACGGTTCGGTATTGAAGTCTAAC